GCCGTTTTCCGTTATCAGTTGACCACGGCTAACCCTTCCCACGCCAACTTCTCCAAACAGCTCATAGCAGACCTTGCCACCGTCCTTAGGTACTATCGACCGATCGACAAGATAGCCCATGCCATTGTGCTCAATCAGCGATGTTGCTGAGGGATGTGGGATAAAAAGTGCGTTAAGGTCAAGCCGCGTTTCTAGACAATCCTGCGCTGGTGATGGAAAGCCCATTAGAACCTCCCTGCGCTGTTGGGATTAAACAACTGAAAAATCCGGCGTTCCCCTTCTTCCGTCGAGATATCGCGGAATGAGCACTGATAGTGCTCTATCCAGACGTTGGCATCTCTCAGCGAAAAATCATGATTTAGCGCCGCAAGTTCCCGCACGAAATCGACAGTACGAACGATGCGACGCCCCGATGGTTCCATGATGATGCTGTTGCGAAACGCGATGGGTATTTCGTAGTAGCGTGCCATGATGCCCCCCAAGAATAATACTGTATATGCACACAGTATTGTCGATTCTCGGTGGCCGCAAGTGGTTTCTAACACTGAATACTCAGGTCGTTGATTCAGAGCTGAAAATCTCTTCCGGCTTCCCATATGTCCCTGGCGAGTATCATTTCATCCACAGTTAGAGCCCTGTCCCACAATGCAAAATGTGAGAGATCGAAGTTTGCAGCCTCTGTAATGCTGTTATTAGTGGTGGACCCAAAACCAAATCCCTGCAGGTTGGTGCCTGATGGCATGGAAAACAGAGCAGGGGTGGCTGCCTGGCCTGCAAGTATTTTATTCCCACCCGGACTGTAAACCACAACGACAACTGCCCATGAACCCGTCCCTAAATCGGTTTGAACGGTAGTTGTTGTCGGTGATACGCCAGCTTGTGCCGGGCCTCCTGTTAAAGACATACTGCCGGGAGAATTAGCTGATCCTGAGCGGATACTTGCTGAACGATTACTGACCCCACGAATAAAGCCTGCCGTGCCACCAGCCGGATTTGTCCAGTTGTTAACTCGCATTCTCATCGCAATAGAGATGTTATTTTCAAGAGTTCTGTATGCTCCGGTACCGCCGTTATCATTACTGTTAGCAATTGCCGCCGCACCATTAAATTTTAAATAGGACTCGCTACCAGCAACGCTGGCCGGATAATTTAATAAGGCCCCTCTTTTTTTGTTAAACGTCCTGTCAAGCAGTGGTGCATTACCCCTGAACATCAGACTTTCAACACTGGCATTATTATTCGGCGCATCAATACTGGCATTAAAATTCATATAAAGATTGCGAGTCAGGTTTGGCACGTATGGTGCATTCCCCGGATTAGTCATAGCAGAATCGCTGACAAAGAAAGTCATTTTTTCACCTCGTTATAACCCAGTTCGATTAATTTTTTTCTGATGAGATACTTTTCACGGTAGTGATACCCATCAGAAGTCAGGTGATCACGTGCGGCAGTCATTAAAGTTTGCGGCACATTCCCGGAAGCCTGATCAGCCAAATCCTGTGCGGTAGGCTGGATGCCTTCATTGGCTAAATCTGTCCACAGTTGTGGTGAGGTTAACCATGCCTGCTGGTCTATTGAATACCGTCCGTATCGGGCGTTGTTATCAGCAATAAGAGCATTCATTCGCGTTCTTTGGGTTGCACCTGCAGCCCAGTTATTAGCAAACGGTCCGACCACTGCAAGAGTTGGTACAAATGGGGCCATCCATTCAACAATTTCCAGTTGCGACGCTATGATGGCCTCAGCAGTGCGGCCTGAATTAAGATCGTTCTTACCAGTTTCCAGTAACAAGAAATTGTTGCGATACCTGACGTTATCAACAATAAAAGGAGTATTTGCCGGTAGAGTAACAGCAGCACCCGCTACGGACCGTGTGAATGTGCAGGTAGTTGCTCCTGAACCGTAAACGTAATTCATTATGCCTGGAATGCCGAGTAGTGTTCCGGAAACCGCCTTCGTAAACAGCGTCGTCCCGAAGCCTGCAGACGTCATTTCAACAGGCCCGGAAGCAGGAATTAGCCCGGTTATTGATGTCATTAAAGGCGTAATTACACCCAGATACATGGCATTCTGCGTTGAGATAGCACCTTCCCATCCCATATTTACTGTCGTCACGCCAAAATCAGCCGCCATTGCGCTGTAATATGCAGCGCTACGGTTAGACGATGATGACCCTAAGCTAACCACAATACGTTTATCCAGCTCATAGGGAAGATACTGTCCGGATGGATGCTTCCATGTCCCTGCAAATGTTGGACGTTGAGCTTCAACCTCAATTAATGATGAAAGTGCCGGAGCCATTCTTTCGGCCCAATCTGACAAAACCCAGTCTGGGAATTTCCCATTTTCCTGCAGCAGGCATAACTGAGACTGCCTTTCATTTCCATCGGCATCCTTCATCGTATAGGCAAGTTCATAATTTGAGATACGGCCTTTTTCGATGAGTGGATTAGTCTCTTTAATTCTATTAAGTATGTTATTCATCGAATGATCGGACGGCGCACCGTCTGACTGACGATATCCGAAAACCTCTTTACCGCTTTCGTCTGCAAATACGATAATATAACCCGATTCTCGGGGCGGCATTGAAACACCGACAATCAGCTTCTCTCTTGAAACTATCTCGCCTGAAACAGATTTGTTTAAATACGAAACTTCTTGTTGTGTGGGCATTTTCCGGCCCGTCTGCACCAGTGTCCCGGCGTTGTTGATGTACTCATCAGCAAGCGAGCTGCCGTCAAGGCTGCGTACATACGTAGTTGAGTTCACCGGGATGTTGGCTATATCAGCCTGAGCTGCAACAACTGACATATACTGCCGACTGAGAGGGATCAGGTTCTGCCGGGTATTCTCAATTTTCGCTTCACTTTCTTTCTGTATTTCAGCCCAGGGCTTGATTGGTGCGCCTGAACGGTCAGTGATAGTTTGTGGCGGGCCGTTCACCAGCTTATCCAGACGAGAGGCGTTATCTACCAGCACATCCGGGCGGCTGCTTCCCAGCGGAGGATTGAATGAGGCCATACTTACTCCCTAAAAAAACCCGCACTCGGCGGGTTGCAGGTTAATTGATTTGGTTAAACGGTATCGCCGGGATACGTGGCGTCGTCATGCTGATAAAGCAGGGGTGTATACTGCACTGCATTTACTGCTGTCGTTCCGTCAGGCGAAGGTTCTATCGAAGACAGCAGTGCGTCATAGCCTACCCGCTCAGATGAGCAGAAAACGAGCCTGAGGGGTTCAATTGCGCCATCATCCATATCCCACTCATCAAGCCGGAGCGCCGCCGTGACCGGCAGATTTAAGGTGTAGTCGTCAATGCGTGTTGGCGTCAGCAGTGCTGATGCGCTGCCGTCCTGGAATCGAATCAGGCAACGCGGGTTCGTGAAGTTCCAGTCCAGAGACTCACTGACATTTAACGTCACCAGACCACCAGCACTTTCCACTCCTACAATGAGGCAGCTAATTGTGCTGCTACCGGGAATGTCATCAGCCAGCACAATTCTATCGCCGTAGTCGTAGCAGAGCGCGTCCAGCTCAGTGCTGACCGTGTGACCAAGCCTCTGGTGCAGATATTTCATCAACCGGCGCATGCCAATTCGATATGCCCGGTCAGGGTCAGTAACGCCGTCGAGCCTGTAGTCCTCAATTTTCACCGGCGTCGGATTGCCAGGCGAACGGCACTGTACGGTTTCCTCGGCCCACGTTGTACCGTTGATGTATGTCACGTCTACTGCGTCATAATCATCAGCAGAGGGGGCCGAGAACGATGTCTGCAATTCTTCGGTAGATTCATGCGGGGTGATGATGCCAGTCCAGGGTTTAATCCCTTCACGTCCGGCAGAGGCCAGCCCGTCACTGAGCAGAAAATATCCCATCCCGGCATTTGAGATTTTCTGCACCATATCGAGTACTGAAATATCGCCACTGTCAGCAGAGAAGTCGAACCGTTCACCACGGGGCGTCCAGTACTGGTTCTCCAGTGCGGTAATCGCCGCTGAGTCTATTTCACTGGTATCCATCCCGGCACTGGTCAGCACATGAAGAAGTGCTCCTGAGATGCTGCGGTTTTGCAGACCATTGCCGTACAGGCGTGTCCCGGTAACACTTACACGACGATCCGACTGAGCAGCTAAGCGGTTTCCGGTTCGTGCGGTCAGCGCTATCGTAGTGATATCGCGATATCTTGTAGGGTGTGTTGAAAGCATTGCTCTCATTGACTGCCATTGAACTGAATCGCGTGTGGTGCCACCCCATACGGGGGTGATGCGCTTCACCCTGATCTCATAATTACCAGCTGACGGAAAAGTGATCGTTTCGGTATAACCAATTTCGTTAACTGTATTGTTGCCATGCTTTATCCTGAAATCTGTCCAGGAACCACTTCCTGACAGTCGGTACTGGACCATTATTTCGACATCATGCCAGTGGATTTTTCCGTCTTTACTGCCGATATCAACGAGCCCCTGCGGATACACAAAATTCAGCTCAACACGCGTTGTTTTCTCGCTATCCGGGCAGCATAAAAATGGCCCCATCCATTGTGTTGCGTCATTTAACCCTGTAGCCATTCCATCGAGAATAATTCGGGGAGTAAATCCGGGCCATTTTGCGTCCGGCGTTACAGAGCCATCATTATTCGTGATAAGCCGCTGCACTGTGATTGTAAGCCCGTCAATTTCAGCAATTCGGTATTGCCTGCCACGCAAAGCCAGAGACAGCCGCTGCTGACCAGTTGGCAGACCGGAAAAAGCCCCACCGTCTGCACTACCGTAGGCCAGTGACAGGCTTGGCAATATGGCAGGTGTGCCGCCGGTTGATGCTACGCCGCTTACCGCATAAGGAGAATCGCCAAACAGCTCAACTGGTAGCAGTGAATAACTGATACTGTTACCGCTGTACGGACTGTTCGGCTCTAAGATTCTAATACGGGTATCTAAAGATGAAACTGACAGACCACTGCCGGTCAGCTGGTCCTCAATCGCATCCATTAATCCTGCCATCGTCGTGTAGTTTGTAGTCAGCGAAACAACATAACTCACGCCAGCCCAGCTCAGAGTGAAAGAAACTGGCGATTCACTGAAATCATATGTCACAGGTGAAGCACTGCCGGTAATCGACGCTGCATTACCGCCAACGCCTGGAACCGCAGGTGTCCCGGCGTGATACGCCGACACATACAGATCGTAATCCGTGTTATTCCATGTCAGTGCAATACGCTTCCCGATAGCAGGGGCCAGCTCAGTGATATCTCCGTATATAACCGATCGCCCGGATTCAGTCGCCATAGTGAAAGTTTCCGGCGCGGTCACTGTAATAACCGTCCCCTCCTTCCATGAATCAGGGATAACAGAACCATTTTCATTGCTGGACGTTCCGCCGATCATTGAAATGGCATTGCCGGAGACACTGATCGCATCAGAGGAAATACTGACTGATGAAGGACCCGTTGAGGCAAGGTCAAGTCCGGCAGTACCCGAAGTAGTTCCACCAATTTCAGTTGAAGCGAACCAGTTTTCTGAACGTGAGTCTGCACTAATATCTGCGCCGGGCGGATAAATCGTGTAGCTTACGTCATCGCCAAATGCTGAGACAGGCGTATTGCCGATCCTGATATCGCCCTGGTTGATTGAGAAGTTACCCACACCCAGCGAGAGAAACATACTGGTACGGTAAATTTGCGGGTTGTTTTTATCAAACCGGCTGACTGGCTGAACAAGATAATCCGGAAATACTCTGTAGCGCCCCAACACCTCGCGGATTGGGGCTCCAAGTTTTGCCGAGTTCGCTTTCGTTGGGGATAGATCTAGGTTGTCACCGTTAGCAGATGAACTACCAGACCCCATTTTCGACATCATAATGAGTGAATATGCTACTGATGCGACAGCGATGGCTATTGCAACCCAGGCCGCGTAAACAGCATTGATAGCATATGGTATCGGATATATTCTCACGTCACTATCGATCTGCAGTTGGCAGAAAGGCCATTCGCTGAGAGGCACTGACACACCATTGATCTCAACCACCACCGGAGCGGCGATATCACTGCGGTACTCTTTTACGTTTTCGCAAAACCACTGGTGCAAGGTCATCGCCGTATGTTCGTGCGTTTCCAGCGGTTCACCCGGTAACCGGGAAGGATAAACTCGGACTGTCATTTCCAGAACTCCACTTTCACATACGGCCTTACAAAACGCGCTACAGGCTGAAAGGTGACATTGCTGCCCGGATTGCATTCCGCAACATAAAGCTGGTCAGCCATACGAATGACTATGCCTACATGCGTCACCATGCTGCCGGAGTAACACGCAACACCAGCTCCCTCTTCCGGTTCACAGCGCTGAAGTGACAGCATCAGTTTTTTTGCCTCGCGATCGAGCCCTGCGCCGTCTTTAGTCACTCCTGAGAAATCCGGCCATTCATTTAAGCCCAGGTCGCGACGCACCTCGTTCACGATGCCAAAACAGTCAAGTTTCGGAAACACTCTTCCGCCCTTCAGCCAAATGACTGAACGGTATTTATCAGGATCGAACATGAGATTTCCTTAACTGAGGCCGGGGTGTTCGTTTAGCGTGTAGCGCTTGCGAGGCCATGCGCTGTCGAGGATGTTCATATAACCCGCCGTAATCTGCACCTGAGACGCCGTCCAGTATCCGGACTTGATAGCCAGTCGAATAGGTGAAGATGCAGGTGCGGAAAGATCGGTCGAAACGTAATGCCTGAATATTAGCGAAGCACGGTCCAGAACAGTGAGTGCGTCCCGTATGATACTTGAAACCTCTCCATCAATATTCCCTATCGCAAATTTCAGGTCTTGAGTTCCGTCTGCATTACGCGCCGGCAGAGCGATATCGATGCCACACGCAATGAATGTCAGCGTTTGGCCCGACTCATCTTTAGCAGTCACGTCATCCCAGCCACGGCACATGTAAAATACCTGACTGCCTATATTGATCTGTAGCGTCTCTATGATGACCTCAGAACCACTGGAAGCATAAAGCCTGTTTAGAATTGTCATTCCTTTGGCCACTCCTGATTGATAGCAATATCGATGATTGCGGAGCCTGCCAGCAGCTCCGGGTAATTTCCCCAGCCAACTGGGGCCAGTGGCCTCTCCCAAAGTTCAAGAGTGGCACTGAATTGCCAGTAACGCCCACCAATGAGGGTTGGTCCGGCATAGGCATCGGTAAAGCGGCATTTGTAAAATTTAACCCCTACTGGCGTTTGAAGCTTCATCATGAACCACGAAACACCATCGCCCAGCGCATCACGAAACCATGCCTCAAAAACCTGAGCCTGTGGATCGGTAGTAAAAATCCATTTTACTGAGGTTTCTGTAGGAGTTGATGTGTACATTCGACGCTGTCGGGCGCGTCCTGAGGTCAAACTGGTTCGCCGTATGGGGCTTACTGGCGTAAACCCGTAACCATCTTGCAGCGGTAACGGCAGATAATCATGCGGGTAGAATACGTCAGCCATTATCCTGTCCTGCGTTTGGTTTGATAGCCGGTTACCAGCGCCTTATGTGCATCTCCCTGCCCGCGAGAGAGACTATTTACAATAAGCTGATACCCCTGTTTTGCTCCCTGCTTAACTGCATTCTGAATCATTAATAGAGTTTGATCGTCAGGATTACCGTTTACCTGAATTGTGGGTGAAAAGTTGAAGCCACCAGCATTCAATTCGCGCTCTTCATGTTTACGCTGCTGAACGGACTCTAGCGTTGCGTCCAGTTTTGCTGAGGTAGAGGCTGTAACTACTCGCTCCCCCTTCTGAAGCAACCATGTACCGGTTTCAGGAACGCGATCAATGCCGTCATGTGCCATACCTGCCAAGGTTTGCCCGGCTATAATGCCTACTGAAGCGTACCCCGCAGCCCTGATAACTGTCGCGGCTGGCATGCCGAGTATTAATCCACCCTCGGCCATAGCCTTGGTTGCTGCCAGTTCTGTATTGATAACAGCCTGAGCAATGGCAGCAGCTTTACTTGCCACAAATAACATTCTGTATGCCGCAGTACCCTCCTGTCCGATACCCTGAAGAAGAGTTGCTGACTGAGAGGCTAAATCTGAAAACATACTCAGGCTGGCTGATGTATAACCTGACTGAATCTCCCTTAAGCGCTCTGCATTCATTTTATTGATATCTGCGACACGATCAGCATAGGTCTGTTCGTTATTAATTTTTTGATCAAGTAACGATTGCTGGTTCTCAAGTTCCTTTTTGTACCATTTTTTTAATTCCTTTTCGGCATCAGCAACTTTGACCAACTCACCGCTCGGGCCACTGACAGAAGCATCAATGCCAGCAAACTCAGGGGCGCTTGTCAATGATTCCTTGGATATTCTCTCCATTGTTTTTTTATAGACATTGCTTGCAGGAGATGCTTCCTTCAGCAATTTAACGCGTTCTCGTGTCTTCTTGAGTAGCGCCTCTTCAGGAGTCAGCAATTCCTCCTGAAGGGATTTAAATTCATTCTGCGTTTTAATAGAATCTAAAGCTAAAGCGTTTCGAATAAGCTCATTTTTCTGGGCGCGGCCTAATAAGGACAATTCACCATTAGCTATCTGGAACTTTACCTTAGCTAGTTCGGTATTCTGACTGGCTAATGCGATTTGCTCCTGCTGTTGTTTAATAATTCGCTTATAAACATCTTCTGTTTTTTCAACTTCGGTTTTTGGCCCTTTTTTTTCTGGCTTGGACGCTTCATCCTTTCTAAAGCGGTTAACTTCATTGCTGATATAGCTATTTCTTGAAACGGCATATTCAGGTGTATCAGTAAGTCCAGCTGCATCAGCGGCGAACTCTGCCTGCCTCTTCGCCCTTGCCTCTCCCTTAAGTCCCGCTAACTCCAGTTGCTGATCTGATTGCTTCAGTAATTCAGCCTGCTTGTCTGTGAGCGTAGCGTTAGGGATTCGCATTGGAAAATTCACAAGTCCTTGCCGTGCTGACAGCAAGTTATTACCTAGCGACAATAACTTGTTAAATTCTGAATGCTGGCCATTCATCATTAATAAGGACTGGTACGCTGAGTTTTGAACAGCAGCCTCCTGACGAATCAGGGAAACTCTACGATGCTCTAAGCCCTCAAGTACTGACTGAATTTCGGCAGCCTTAGACTGCATCATCGCCAGTCGTGCTTGCTCAGTAGCCAGAGCAGAGGTGGCAGCATCCAGACCCTTGGTCGCATCCTCAATGCTTGTAAGATGATTGACCATGTAGCTGCCGATTGTCAGCCCTGGATCAGCAAGCATCTGCCGATATCCTTTAATCTCATTACCAAGTTTTGCTAATTTTTCAGCCTGTTGTTCAACTAGTCTGTTTTGTTCTTGCAAAGAAGCTTTGGTTTTTTGCTCACTATCTGAAGTGTCCGTCAGGCTCATTGATGCCGTAGCCTGCCGTACCTCTGCGATGGTTCGAGCATACTCCTGCGCTGATTTTCGTGCCTGCTCCTGATTCTGATACATTGCATACCAGGCACCAGCACCTAACATCACCAGTCCGGGTATCCCACCAATTAAACCCAAAGCTCCTGACATCATTCTTGTGCCGACTGATGTGACATTGTTGAGATTCTGCTGTGCTGAAGACCTGTTTGATAAATTACGATTTAATCCCGCTTGTGCAGCCGCCAGTCGTTTTTCAGCGAGTGCCTGAGCATCTGCATTCTTCGCAGAAACAAGTGCAGCCTGAGCTCTATCCAGAGCCGCTTTTGCACGCGCTTTCTCAGTTGCAGTTCCTGAAGCAAGCGCAGCATTGAGCTTGGTTTGAGCCAATGTAACCTTGCTCTGTGCCGCCGCAACTTTCTCCTCCTGTGCTGCCAGCGAGATAACGCTTTTTGAGCGCTGCAGGGCCTGCTGCGCCCGGTATACGTCTGCACGAGCAGCTGTCACCGCAGCTTGTGCAGCATTCGCAGTAGAAGAGGCTAGTGAAACCTCAGCTTTAGCCGCGGCAATCAGCGAGGTAGTAGAACTGGTTGCACCAGAAACAATGCCGCCAAAATACTTGGCTAAACCAACGCCTACTAATGCACCTGCTGCCGTTGTGATGGTAGACATATTGTCAGCAACATCATTGAGAGCACCGCTTACAGCTGATGATGATAAGGAATCCAGTAACCCAGCAATCCCGTTAATGCCGCCAGACAACGTGTCTGTAGCACCAGTTGCTTCATTTACACCACCTACCCATGCCATAAATGAGTTACTGACTCGTTGGATGGATGAAGAAACCGTTTGTGGCATGGCGGCAAATTCGTTTTGCATCGTATCCAATTGGCTAATGATCGCCGGGACTACCTGATCGATAGTGAGCTTTCCGGCATCAGCCATAGCCTTGAGGTCTTTTCTGGCCACACCCATTCCGGCGGCCAGCGCTCGAATGACACGATCACCTGATTCGTTAACTGCGTTAAACTCTTCTCCACGCAGAACACCCTGTGCGAGTGCCTGGCTAAATTGGGTAATAACAGAGCTGGATTCCTGCGTATTAGCACCTGATAATTTCAGTCCAGTTGAAATCGCCTCAGTTACTTTAAGCACCTCCTGACTTGAGTACCCAAATTCACGCATTGATGCAGCTGAACGTGCGAATAAATTCGCATTATCAGAAAAAGCAGTGCCAGTACTTTGGCTAATTCTCATTAATTTGCCCTGAGTCGCAGCAAAATCATTTGAACTTTGAGATGCCTGCTTAAGGCGTGCATTAACAGAGTTCCATTCATCTGCAACCTTGATCAGTTCTCCAGTAGCAAAAGCTGCAGCAGCAGCGGTGGCTGCTCGTCCAGCTGTAGCAAAGCCAGATGTCAGATCCTTTAATGCATTCTCACTTTCCTTGGCTGCAAGTGCTGCCTGACGACCTCCGTTTTGCATAACCCGATAATAATCATTACCCATGCGCGAAGCGCGTGCGATTTCACTTTGAAATGAAGAAGAGTTGGCTGATATTTTTATGATCAGTTCGCGCAAGGTTGCCATTTTATCCACCATAAATAAAAAACCCGCCAAGTTAGCGGGCTTCTGATTTGCTATGACTTAATAATCCAAACAGGAATCTATATCCGATGTGACACTTCGAAGGGAGCTTAATGCATGATAAGGGGATGCCCCTTTCCAAGTTCCTATATAATTAAAGCCATTATTTGGGATAGTTCCCGTCTCGGTTTGAGCCTGCTGTACATTACTGAAAGTGTATTTCACCTTTCCTTCTAAAATCGACAGGTCTAACGTGAACCTTACCACCCTCTTCACGTTAATTAATCCGGAGTCGAAGATGTACTCAGTACTTCCATTAACCACGAAGCTCTTATCACTTGAAGCAGCAACAACATTACCACCAGAAGATGTAGATTTATTTCCAAGGTTATAATAATTCCCGGTATATGCACCGACGAAACTCCTTGAAGAATCAGACAAAGTAACATCCCTGTTTGTTACATTTCTAAGAGTACAGACCTTGGCTTTCTCAAGATCTACGCCAGTAGCAGAGGATGTGATGGAATAGTTCTTAATGTACTCATTGCCAGATAAATTTTTAAACTCCAACCCAGTTAAATTATTCAAATTGGGATCCCTGCCCGTATCAATGGCACACCCTGAAAGAGATATACAACATAATGAAATAGCTACTTTTTTATACATGTCAAACCCCATAGGTAAACGATGACCCTACAAAGAGAGTCCAACTAAAAAAGCTATACCACATCATGAGGCCGATCAATACTTCTGGAACATTAATGAATCTAAAGAGATGCTGCCAAAAATGCCGCTTCCAGAGATGAGAATGGGTCCGTCACTTCTGTCGTCTCACCGTGTTCTAATGACCAGCGTAGCTTCGCTTCATCCAATGACACTTTCGATCCCTGCGCCCCAAATATAGCTGAAACGATTTGCGCAGCATGGAGATCGGCACGTTCATCGCCGATAGGGCTGTAACGGTCATATTCCGCCCACATCATTAACTCACTGGCTGTCAAACTTTGCTGCAGTTCGCCCAGCGTGCGGCCCATTCTGAGGGCCAGTGCCATCAGGAACTGCATACCAGGCATTTTTACTTTCCCCGAACGTTCTCTGCACCTGTAACAAGGTCTAACGCCTGCTTCAGCAATCGGCTATGTACTGGACCATATACAGATTGGACTTTATCCATATCATCAACATTAAAAACAGGTTGCTGATCGGGATTACAAAGCACGTCGATGAAAAGCGTCACGTCACCACGAAGAGCTCGCAAAGCCTTCTCTGAGGCTGAAACCTCATCAATTTCATCTGATTTTGTTGCATCTTGCCAGCGCAGCCAGGCTTCAGCTGATGGCTCGCGCAGAATGACTTCAGCGCCCTGCCATTCAGGGACAATCACCGTCTTATTTCGAAACCCGGCCAGCTTGGCCAGAGCAAGTTGCTTCAGATTAACTTTTGCCATTATTTGTTATTCCGCCGGTTGCCCGGCGCTCCTGAATTAGTTTACAGACACCGTGCAGGCAGCAGAGGTGATGGTATTGGCAGGGCTGGCAGCATCTGTAACGATGCAGGTATACGCACCGGCATCACCAACAACTGCACTGGATTTATTGAACGTCGCTGACGTCTGGCCACTGACATTCACGCCACCCTTTTGCCACTGATAGGTATATGGCGTAACGCCACCCGTTGCCTCAACCGTAAGCGACAGAGCCGAACCGGCAGTGACGGATTTAGTCGCTGGCAAATCGATGGTTAAGTCCAGCGCCTGCACTGCATTGATCGGGGTCGGCTTACCTTTAAGGCGCAGGGAGAACGTTGCTGCCACTACACCATTTGTCTGCGAATCCCATGTATGCTGGCGCACTTCAGCGCGGAATAGAAAACCGTTACCGGACGGGAAGATGATTTTGAAGGCGTAGACAGTATCGTTGTCGTACGCATCACGTAAAGAATCCTGAGCCGCATTTCTGTAGAAGTTGCCGGACAAAGAAATTTCAGAGGGTGCAGCAAGACCGTTAACATTTTCCTGTTCGGTTGAGCAGAGCGTGGTAACGTCGATGTCCTGCTTTTGCCCTGCAGTGAACTGAGCCTGCTTTAATGCACAGGATAACGACAGATATATTGCAGAGGGTGCAGAAGCAGCCGTAGCAGGAAGGGATGAAATCAGGATTTGCGTGCCCTGCGCTTTTTCAAACAAAGCTGACATAGTGGTCTCCATAAACTATAAAACCCGCATTTGCGGGTTAGGGGTTAGAAACAGACACATGATTCAGTTAATAACCTGAACCTCTAGCAGAGCTCGCCAGAGCCCTGTTTCACTGTCCTTAAATTGCTGATTAATAAGCTGAGAGGGGGTTAGCCCGGCAATCAGAGATAATGCCTGTGACCTGATCGCCCGTGCGTCATTAACCGTTTTCGCATACACATCAATTTGCAGGGATACTCGCTCTTCTGCTGGCCCACAAAGAACATCACCGAATGTAGAGGACAATGAAAAGACAACCCACGGCGGTTCTACAGCTGGTCTTCCCTGCTGGTTCAGCTTCACGATGTAGGGATAAACCTGCCCACCTGCTAACGACGCCAGTAATGGATAAACATCGCTCTCGGTCATTTACTCAGCACCTCGTCGATCGCTACGTTAGCGCGTGCAATAGCCGCTTCGGCTGCACGATCCTGATTGTTGTCGTATGCAGGCCGAACGAAGGGATGCGGTGGCATTGTTGACGTGCCAAGTTCAACGAAACGCCAGTAAAATGCGTTTTTGGGGTTACTGGCTTTCATCGAGTTATCGCTGTTACCTGTTTCAGGATTCACACCCCGAATGTGGACCCCGGAAGCGACTTCACCCAGGCGACGGCCCTTCTGAGTAATCACCACAACATTACGGCTCATTTTTCCGGTAAGAATTGGAGCTGTTTCCCTGACCACTTCAGCTACAACTTCAGCACCAGCACGCGTCGCCTCACGGAGAACCTTTTTGTTTTCCGATTTACTCAGTGTTTCGAGGTCTTTTGCTATTTGCTCAAGCCCAGAGAAGTCCAAGTGCATGTTAATCACGCCTCCCCCCCTGTTTACAGAGAATTTCCAACCGCGTTCCGGTTCCGTTAGGAATTGGTGGGCCAATGATATCCAGAACCTGCCCTTTATATGGCCCTGCCAGACAAAGTAAACGCGAAGCAGCGGTGACATCTGAGCGATAGCGCATCCACACCCGAATGGTAGCTTCAGCTGCCTCAGCAGCGGATGCCACCAGCTCCCGACCACTAATCCCTTTAACTTCAGCAGATACTGTCTGCCCATCGAACCAGTCATCCAACTCTTCGCCGGATGTATCGCGAGTGGTGCCGTAGTTCTGAATTATTACCCGGTGCCTGAATCGTCCAGGTTCCATTACTGTGACTCCTTCTCTTTCGCCGTTCCACTCCAGTTCCTGCATGAAAACATGAGGTTTTCAGCCGCTTTATTTTGGTAAATCTGAACGTCTGTTTGACTGGTCCTGTGTTCAAACAAATCACCAAATATGAGCAGCATTGCAGATATCACCGGGGAGGGAATGTCGGAAGCTGAAGTCCAGCGCGGCTCGTCACACCACCGAAGACAGTAATCCAGTGCCGACTGAGCGTAACGCTTTATAAGGGCATCACGATCATCAGAATCGAATTCGATGTGCTGGCGTAATTCTTCAATTCCTACCACGTCGAGAACATCTATCGCCATAATCTAAAAGAGCGGGTTCCCCCGCTCCCCCCCATTATTCGCCAGTGCCGAAAGTACCTTTGATAATCGCGGTCGGACGATAGTGCGCCAGCGCAAGACGCTCTTCACAAAGGATGGTCAGCATGTTCTTCACGAAGTTGTCACGGTCTTCGCGGCTCACCTCGATAGTGGCGTCCATACGGTCCCAGACCTGGCTGGCCAGATCAAATCCGCCAACGGTAAAGGTGTTGAGTGCCTGTGCTTTAGTTGGCACTACTGGCAGACCCCACATCACATTTGCTGCAAACGCCTGAGGACCGCCGAAGATGTAACGCCCTTCACTGTCCTTGAGCAATGCAATACTGTGCCAGTCGCGCGGGTTGAGAATGATCCCTGATGCGCTGAATTCTGATTCAGTTACCTGGAAGACGGCATGCGCGATGATATCCGCCCGTGTGTCACCAGTAGCGTTCAGGGTGGAGTCATAGGCGGTGGCTACATGGTTCAATCCTTCCAGATCGTCACCAGTACCATCTCCGTTCAGCAACTGGCGCTCTTCTGCCAGCGCTAGGCCGTACATCAGGCGGTTA